TTTCTGTTGGGAACCTAGCGTTTGGATCTGCTGTTGATTCGCCGTCCAAATAACGTTTCAACGTACGAATACGCTTCACGGTTGCACCTGTTAGATCGTTGCCGAGTGTTGTGGCGTTAACTAACGCAAGAAGCGTGGTCATCGTGCCATCAAGGTTGGCAATCGTTAGCGTCGGTTGTGGCAACGTCCCACCCGATCGCATCTCAAACCCGTCAGCTTGAACCGGTAAACGTGTGTATGCGTTGCCGTCAAAAACAATATTGCCTGTCACATCGGCATTACTGCCAGCGTGAAAGCGATAAACGTCGGAACTACCGTGCAGCGTGCTGTCTAAATGCAGCTCAAACAACTCAATGATTGCGCTTGGCGCGAGCACTGAAACGTCTTCATAGACGCTGCTGATTGCAGCCCAGACAACAGTGTTGTCAGTGATTGTGCTGCCAATGTCTGTCGGCCAGCTCGGCTCACTACTTGCAGACGTTCCAGCAGTCGTGCAACGAAACCACAGGCCACTCGCTTGGCTCGTAGTAGCCCTGCGTATATCACCAACAGAAAAAGCGGTGCTGGCTGCCCAGGATGCGACTGCTGCCATTACGGTTCAAATACTTCGCGGAATGTTGTTTGAATTGTGGCGCGGTTCAAATAAGGAATCGACTTGCTCCACTGCTCACAGACAAATTTAGAGCTGCTGCCTTCACCGGGTGGCGTGAAATCGAAGCTTGCGTTATCAGCGGCCCGTGCGTCTAGGAACGTTTCGATAGTGTCGGAATCAGCCTCAGACACCTCAAACGTCAGGTTGTAAGTCTTGGGGTTTTGATTTAAGCCAAACGTCAATCTGGCTTCGTAGCCATCACCAAACTGCACTTTCCGCACCACAGGGGCGCTACTTTTTTGCACGCCATAGGTCGGTGTAATTGAAGGGAATACAGCCATTAGCGGGTCAGCAAGCCTCCAGGTCGTTTTTGCTTGATTAGCTCAGCTTGAACAGCAGCGCCAATCGCCTTGCCAAGTTGCGAGGCGCTTGGACCGTCACCCTCAACAGAAGAGCCAGAAGCATCAACGTTCACAGTCACGTTAGCGCCACCGCCCATCGCATTATTTGGAACGATATTACCCTGCGCTCCAGGGACAAACATCTCTGGGCCACGCTCACCAACTAAGTAGGGGCGTCCACTTGAAACAGGGCCACCGTTAGCTCTTACTCCAAAAGGTGCCCCAAACAAGCTGCTATTACCAAAGGGATTGGTCATGCCACCGCCAATGCCTGCAACGCCAGCAGAACCTCCAGGGCTGGCAGCAGGGCTGTTAAAACCAGGCATTCCCGCAAACATTCGGGCGATGCCGATAGCTATGTACTGAGCAATCATCTTCTTGGCTGTGTCGGCCAGCATATTGGCCACGCTTCGCAAGAAGTTTGCAAAGGCTTCCTGTGCTGTTTGAGCCCCTGTAACAGTGTCAATTAACGCTCCAGCAAATGCTTCTGTTGCCGGGGTCAGCTGATCAATAATCTGTTGTTGACGCAACTGTGCCTGTTCAACAGCTTCTAGTTGAGGCAGCAGATCCCTGTAAATATTTACGCGATCTTTTAGAATCTCGTTTTCTTTTGTTGCTTTATCTATTTCGCCCTGTTTGTCGCTTGTGTCGATAATTGTCTGGTTTAACGCTATCTGTTCGTTAAGGGCTCGGTAAGCGTCTTCTGAACGGCGTACTTGATCGACGCGAAGCTGCAGCATCTGCAATTCATTGGAATCAAAGGGGTTGGCCACGCTGCGTTGGGTATCTGCGATTTGGCGACGGAGACCTCGCCCGATGCCTGCAGTTTTCTGGCCCGCTCGCATACGGGTCAGCTTTTGCTGCAGTTCGATTGCGTTAATGCGTGCGTTGTTCTGATCAAGTTCCAGTCCAAGCGTGTCACGAACTGTTTGTTCACGTTCGTCGTACAGCTTGTTAATAAATTGCGCGTCTCCCGCAACTTTGTTATTTACTAATTCTTGCTGCCTCTGGTAGTCCAGAATTTTAAGCTCTTTAGTTTGACGTTCTTCGATGTTTTGGTTCTGACGGCGCAAATTTTCAATGGTTGTTTCACCTAAACCTTTTGACTTCGTTTCTATACCCAGCTGTTTAAGTTGCTCTCGCAAAATCGCAGCCTGCAACTGCAGTGCTCTAGATTTAGGCCCGGTTTTGCTCGTATTTTTCTTTTCTAGGTTTTTAAGTGCCTCGGCTAAATCAAGCTCAAGTCCAGCAATCTTTAGTGCGGCTTTGCGGAAGCTGATTTCATCCGCTTTAGCCCGGTTTACCAAGCGTTGTTTTTCTTCTAAGAACTTAGTTTTAAGAATCTGTTTTTGAAGCGCTACAACCTGTTCTTCAGTAAGCTCTTTGCCGCCCATAAGCAGCTCTCTACGGAGCTGCAAAACCGCCAAACTATCTGTTTGAATAGCTTTCTCGTTTTCTAAACGTTGCAAATCCTGTGCGCGAACTTTGGCTGTTTGCTCTGTAATGAAAAGTATTTCTCTCTGACGATCTCTTATCTGCTCTTGAACTTTTTCAAGTTCTTTAGCATCTTTTAGAGCTTGTGAGGAACCACCTTTTGTTCGCTGGCCGGTTATGTTTCCGCGCAGCTGAGCCTCACGCGCAGCAAGGCGTTTAAGTTCAGGATCATCTGTAGCATTTGCGCGTCCAGCCATCAAAGCGTTATTTGCTTCTAAAACTTTCGCTGTAAATTCGGTAAGGGGAGAAACAAGGCTGGCTACAGCCGCTCCAAAGATTGTAGAAGTAGCGCTAAATTCTCTACCAAGATCGGCACTTGCCTCGCCAAAAGTTTTTAAAGATTTAACAGCTTGACCGCCGACACGTACAGATAACACCCTGGTAGCAATTTCTTGCGCTTCTGTGGATTCAGCAAGTTTCTCTATCTGCTCGATGTAAGTAGATGTAGCGGTTCCAGCAAGTCCCGCAGCTCTGACTACCTCCGTAAAGTCAAATGTGAACTCGTTAAGAGCCTGCCCGGTTATAGCTACTTGAGCCACAAAACCGTCAAGCGCTCCACCAAGAACTTGGAGTGCGATTGCTGCTGGTCCGAACGTTGCTCCGGCTGCAAAACCGCCGACAGCACCGCCAAGTGCCATACCTGGTCCGCCGCCGAACAAGAGCGGAAAGGCACCAGCACTAACAGCCGCACCAGTTCTTTTCTGAAGAGAAGCGTCCCCAAAAAGACTATTTTTACGATCTTTACGCTTAGCAACTCTATTGTTTAATCGTGTGTCAAAATCTTTTAAGGCTTTAGCATTTGTAGCTTTATCCGCTTTTAGCTCTGCCTTAGCCGCTCTATCAATTTTGGCTAATTTTTGTTTAAATACAATATCATCATTAGCAAGTTCTACTTTAGTTACATTATTTTCGTGCGCTTTTGCTGCTGCAGTTAGTTCGTTATACGCGGTAAAAGCGGTTTTTGTAAGTTGCTCTACTTCCTGCATCTGGCGGATTCTTCCGCCAACAGGGCTTGCAGGGCCTGGACCTATCGGCCCGGCATACTGCTGCATACCCTTCATACGTTGCTGACGTTCCAGTCGTACTCCCCTAAGCAAATCTGCGCGTCTAGCGCTTTCCGCTCTCTTTAGATCATTTGTAAGTCTTATCTGATCTTTTATTTGATTTTTCTCATCTTGCCGTGCTTTTGACCTAGCCCTAAACCCAGATGAATCAAAAGTATCTAGCTGCGAAATTTTTTCAAGCGCTTGTTCAACAGCATCTAACTCTTTTTTAAGCGCTTTAATAGTATTTAGGTTTTTTACCGCAAGCTGAATATCTACGTCGTAGGCGGCCACAGCACAACACGTAAAGGCTTATGGCTCAGTCTACCGTGCGCCCATTGATCGTGCCCTGGAACCGGTCTTAGCGTTTTGTACGGCTTTTTCTTGCTGCTCGTTATACAGCTCAAAGTAAGCGGCCCAGCCAATCAGCTCTTCTTGTGTCAGGTGTTGGGTTAGTTGAGCGACCGTGGTTCCTAGTTCCTTGGCCAGGAAGTAAATGAAATACCAATCGCTGTTAGCTTTTCAAGGCTGCTTTCGCGTCCTCCACCTTGTTTTCTGCACCAGAAGACAGCATCGCTAGTTGGATGTCTTGCAGAACCGCAGCTTCTACAGCGTTTTTAAGCACTGCTTTTTCGCCGTCTTGAAAAAGGCGTTTACCGTCTGCGTCTAGTGCTTTTTCAATCAGCATTCCGAGCGCAAAATCGTTGGCGTCGTCAGAGCCTGCTTTCTTTTGAATAGCTTCGCGCTCAGCAATGGTAAGAGGGTGCCAATAAATCTCTAGCGCAATTTCGTCGCCATCTTTTACTTCGTGCTTGTATAGCTGACTGACGCCAAACTTATTACGGAGTAGCTCAGAGGCACGCATACAGTAGTAGCATTTATCTGAATATACTACACAACTGCTGTGAATTGGCAGGAGATAATGCCAATAAAGTGCGAACGGTCTTCTAACTCCAACGGAGTTGGGCCGGAAACGTCGGATACACGCGGAGCTACATTAAAAGTATCGCTATAGCCCGAAGCGTTGACTGAAGTAAGCCCATCAATAACCGCTTCGCTTATAGACGATAAGACAGCCGTACCAGCAGATTTAGGCACGTAAACGTTGCACTGGATAACCCCAGAGTAGTAATCCTGGGCAGCCCCTTGGTTTTGTAATGTGGAGCGATTGAAGTTTATGGTCATCAAAATGTATTTTTTAGTCTTCCCAGGTACGGTGTAGCGAACGTTGTCGTACACCATAAGCACTGTGGCGTCAGCAGCTGAAACAGCGTCAGTAACTGCTTTTTCAAAAGCAGCGCGGGCGTTTACAAGTGTCATAATTTAGAGCCTGGTGTACGAACCAAACACACTGCTACTGGATCCGGTTCTAGTAAAGATACGCCCAGGTGCTTTCTCTTTGAAGGTTTGCTGGACCAACGAACGCATTTCTCCCTGGATAAAGTTGGCTACTTTTGGTGACTCAAGAGCGTAACCTGCGTACTCAGCGGTGTTGCCAATATATACCGTTGGCTGACGTTTGAAATTGAACTCTGGAACGGCAAAACGCGGTTTAATTTGACCCCCCACTGGTTTTTTGTCCGTATGCACCCACTGATTACCAATACTGCTCCAGGTAGTTGCTCCGCCAGGTGCGCGAGTTTCGTAAATTTTTGACCATGGGGCGTGGTCTTCTCTTTTATCCTCAGCACGAATTTTTTGAGTACCTGTTTTCCAGCTTGATGCGAAAAAACCTGTGTCCACAGGACTGTTTTCTTTTGTGCTCAAGCCTTCAACAGTGAGCTGAATCAAGGCGTTGTAATCGTCATTAAGCTGACGTTCCAGGTCAGTGACGATTTGCCCAATACCCTTTTTGCGGCCCGCCATTAGAACCTCACCTGAACGATAAATAGGTACTCTTGGCCACCTTTATACGTGCGAATGTCTGTAATCTGTGCAGCGCGGTTTGATCCCGCGTACTTAAGGCTAAGTGTGTCTTCAAGCGTGGGTTGGCTATCACCTATAAGGTCTGGAGTTATGTAGAGCTTTGCTTTGCGCTCTTCGCGGCCCTCTTCTTCTTCAGAATCGACAAATTCGATTGGTGCGTTGAAAGAGTAATCAGTGTCGAATGTTGTTAGCTCACCTGTGCTTACGTCGTACGTTGATCCTCTTTTACGGGTGTAAGTGACTGTTGTGTCAAGGGATTTGCCCAGATCAGCGACAACTTATTTGGCAACGTTTTTGAATAAACTGTCTAGTGCTCCTGGCATCTCAACCCCTCACAGTACGTACTTGA